ATGAAAGTAAAACGTTTCAAAAAGACAACTCGGATGCCCGTCAAGTCTCATCTACCTGATGTAGGTCTCGACATTTTCACGCCAAAAGAATTTTGGCTTAGACCTCTTGAAACGATCACTATCGGTCTTGAATTGGCAGTATCGATTCCTGAAGGTTTTGCAGGAATGCTCGTACCAAGAAGCTCGATTACTGAACGAGGCATGATTGTTCAGACAGCTGTGATTGATCCTGACTACACTGGTGAAATTCATCTAATCATCACAAACTGCAGCAACAACATTCAGCATATCGAAGAAGGTCAACGAGTATGCAGTCTTGTTGTTTATTCGGTTCTCAATGCAAGAATTGAGGAAGTTGAAGAAATGACTGAGACTGAACGAAATACAAAAGGACTTGGTTCAAGTGGACTATGAGCACAAAGATTATCATATATGACTTTGAGGTCTTCAAACACGATACTCTTTTGGGCGCAGTCATAATCGACAAGAACATTTCGCTTCTTCAAACTTGGGACTTAAAACGAATGATCGAATTCTATAAAGAGAATGTGAGTTCGATTTGGATTGGCCATAACAACAGTGGATACGATAACTTTATCTTACAAGCCGTTGTTAAAGGCTGCAATGAAGAACAAATCAAAACCGTCAATGACAAGATCATTGGCGGTTCAAGGCGTATGTATCTTGATATTCCTTTGCTGTATTATGACTTGATGTACAATCACTCGACAAGTTTGAAAACGGTGGAGTGCGCCGTTGGAAAGAATATCTCAACTTCGGAAGTCGACTTCAACATCGACAGAAAATTGACAATTGAAGAAAAACGAAAAACTGAGTCATACAACAGAGACGACCTTGATCAAACACTCGATGACTTCAATTATGTAAAAGACGAGTTTATGCTTCGTGTTGATGTTATAAACGAGTTCCATCTTCCTTGGGATGCATTACATGTAACTGGAACACAGCTTGCAGAAATGGTTCTTCATGCAGAACATATTGACGGAATCGAAGATTGGATTGTTAAGCCTCAACTTTATCCTCAGCTTCAAGTAAAGAATAAAGCTGTGCTCGACTTTTACTTGAATGAAGACTTTAGAGCAGGAAAACATCTTGAAGTTGAATTGTGTGGAGCAAAGCATAAGCTTGGCGCAGGTGGAATTCATGCTGCACTTCCAAAATGTCATGAAGACTGGGCATTCTACTTTGACGTTTCGGGCTACTACAATCTTGTAATGATCAACTATGATCTGCTTCCTCGATCAATTCCACCTGAATACAGAGCATACTACAAACAAATGTACGAGCATCAGCTCGAGCTCAAAAAGACGAATCCTGGCAAACGATGGGTATACAAAATCATTCTTCTGTCAGTGTTTGGAGCAATGACAAATCCATACTGCAAATTCTATGATCCGTATCGAGGAACGCTTGTTACGATGACAGGTCAAATCTTCCTTGTTGATTTACTTGAAAAGCTTGAAGGAAAAGCAAAAGTCATTCAAAGCAACACTGATGGCGTTATCGCAAAGCCTCTTCCTGGTGTAACAAAGGAAGAACTGAAGGCGATCATCGATGAATGGCAAGCAAGAACAGGCTTCGTGCTTAAGCTTGAAACGATCTATGACATTCATCAACGTGATGTCAACTGCTACATGTATAAAGATGATAAGGGCTCTGTGCATGTTCTTGGCGAAGCATTGAAATATTACGAAGCATGGGAAAACCCATTGTGGGAGAATGTTTATCAAGCAAAAGAGCCTGTAATCTTCAACTACTGCATCGTTGATTATTTCATGAATCACAAACTTCCTGAGCAAGTGATTAAAGAGCACAAACGCTTATTGCGCATGTTCCAATATGTTTGCAAGAAAGTTTCGTATGACTGGGTTGAGTACGAGTACGTGAATAAACGAACAGGACATGTTGAGACAACAAGACTTCAAGCTGTAAACCGAGCATTTGCGATGAAGAACGATGACTATACGGGTATGCTCTATAAGTATAAGTCTTCAAGTAAAATAACAAAAGCGAAAATACCGAGTTTGCCTGATTCAGTTTTTGTTCATAACGACGAGATCTTGAGTGACAAAGCAATTGACGAAATTCTTCCTGAGATTGACTTCGATTATTATGTCAAGCGTGCATATGAGAGAATTTCTGAATTCGTTGAATTCGAACAAGTAAAGAAGGTGTATGCATGAGTAAAGCGGTTGAAAGAGAAATACAGAAAATCTACTCTGCTGTTTTCAACAAGATTTATACCAAGACTCGACTTGCTGCATTAGCAAAAGGTTCAAGACTTGGTATTGTTGAGTCTGTATCGCTTCTCGAATCATCCGATGCGTATAATGAATTTGCGAAAAAATTTGCGACAGAACTTGCGAAAAAAGGTATGGCTTCAAGACGAGGCATATGGCGAAAGTATTACAATGCTGCAAGAAAATTGCATTACGTTGCATTACCGAAAACATACGCCGAGTATGAAGCTAAGATAATGAGCAATGCAGTCAAGAACAACTTCGATATGATAAAGTCAATTCCTCGAGAAGTGTTGAAAGTAATGGAACATGACTATACTTCAACACTTATCGAAGAAGTCGCAAAAGGAAAACTTACTCGAGGTTCGTTCAGACGAGAGCTCGAAATGCATGGTGCGAAAAATGCGAAGTTGATCGCAAGAACTGAATCTGCAAAGCTGCAAACTGTGATTCTTGAAACAAGATCGACTGAACTTGGAAGTGTCGTATATATTTGGAAAGCCTCGAATGATGCAAGAACTCGACAATCTCATAAAGACATGGATGGAGTTGTTGTATTTTGGCGTCCTGCTCCGCAAAAGCCTTTGCGAGATAAGATGAGAGGAAATGCAGGTGAATTTCCGAATTGTAGATGCTCGCCACAACCAGTTGTTGATTTTGATGATTTGACAAAATCTAACTACAAAGTGTATGACTACAGGTCAGACTCTATCATTTCAATGACACGAGCTAAGCTCGTCGAATGTCTTACGAAAGGTTCACTCGATTAACTCAGAGATACTCAGAGATACTTCGAATGTTATATTATAATTTTATATATACAACTATTCGAAATTCATCTGAATAACTCTGTGATACCTCTGAGAATACACGAAAGCCAAACAAAATAATATATAAGGAGAAATTATCATGGCAAAAATTCTTGAAAATCCGATCGAAAATTCTAAGCAGAAGGAGGTTGAAATTGAAAGCAAACTGTATCGCATGATCGAAATGCTTGATGCAATGAAAGCATCACTTGAGAATGCAAAGAAAGTAAAATCTGAACAGGAACTTCTCATTAAAGTTCTTAAAGAAAGCGAGTACGTCGAGACATTCAAAGAATTTATCGAGTCTGAAGAAAAACAGAATGAAGATCTCGGTTCTCAGATTATGACGCTTGAACTCAGAGCAGAACTTCTTGAACAGGCAATTGATGCATGCAAAGCAAACATAGAAATTGAAAAGGCAATGACACTTGTGCTCGACGCACTCGGAGTATTTGCCCAGTAAACAACAATGACTGAATTACAGAGACTGCTATATCGAGAGCTGTATCGCAAAAGCTTTTACGAATTTGTGAAAGCATTTTGGAATACGGCAGAACCTGCAAAGTTTGTTGACGGAAAGCTGATCCAATGTTATTGCGAGATCTTTCAGTATATGTGCAAAGACTGGGTAGGTTATGACAATATTGATATAGACGTTCCTGCAAAGACCGAAGACAATGAAATCATCGATGTCAGACAAGGTAAACGTAATCTTTGCGTTATGGTTCCTCCTCGTCATACGAAATCGAAGATCTTCAACGTCTTCGGTCCAGTGTGGCTTTGGATATCGAATCCGATCAAAGCAGTTTCGATCTCACATACTGGAGCACTTGCAGGAAAGATGAATGCAGATCGATACAATATTGTCAACTCTGAAAAATTCAAATTCTTCTTTCCTGAGATTGTGATCATCACCAACACGAAGTCTGCGATCATAGATAATCGTGGAGGTGAGCTATATTCTCAAAACCGTGATGCGATGACAGGTTATGGCGGCGACGTTATTATCAATGACGACTTGACAAATGCAGAAACAGCTCGTCGAGATCAAGCAGAAATGGCTGCAGCATGGGCATACTATCAGAACACTATGCCTTCTCGTATCAATAACCCTGAAAAGTGCATCATCATGAATATTCAGCAGAGGCTTGCGCCAAATGACATCGCAGGACACATCATGTCTGAGCCAAAACTCGCAGAATCGTATGTATTTGTGACACTTCCTGCAATATTCCCGAAAGACACATATGTTGTTTGTCCGATAAGCGGAACTGTGATTGAGTTCAAAAAAGGTGACTTCTTATGGCCTGAACGATTTGGCGATTATACGGCAATTCGATATCAGGTTGGTGAAGCGATTTTTGAAACGCAGTACTTGCAAAATCCGATCGCGTCAGATCGTACAGTTGTTAAACCTGACATGGTCGTATCAAGAGATCTTCCTGATACGCCTGGAATTGAGCATGCTGAGATCGTATATGCATCGCATGACTTTCCTGTCAAAGACAAAGATACGTCAGACTATCTCGGTTCAATGCTTGCGTATAGAGTTGGAGCAAATCTCTATGTCGTTGATTCTCTTGAAAAACGAATGGCGTTCGTTAAGTCTGTGAACTATGTCAAAACACTCGATGAGCTCTATCCTGGCATCATTCAAGTGATAGAAGATAAAGCAAACGGTTCGCCAATTCTTCAGCAACTACAAGATGAGGTTGCAGGAATGCAAGCATTCCAACCCGGAACAGCTTCAAAAATGCAACGTCTCGAATCTGCTTCGTTGTATATGACATCAGGAAATGTTATTCTTGTTAAGACTGAGTTCAACAAGCTCACACAGCAATGGGAGTTCAGTGATGCGATGATGAACTTGTATAAACGATTGCTTGCGTTTCCGTTTGTCGAGCATGACGACATTGTTGATGCATTCTCAATGCTCATTTTGTTTGTCTTCATGGATCGTAGATATATGGTCTATGGACGAGCATTTGACGACAAGAACTTTGTTGATGCAGAAACTATTACAGGACTTGACTATAATACGATCTTCTTCAACAAAGAAGGCGATAACTGGAAAGTTCTTGATATTGCTGTTCTGTATGCCGAAACGACAAAGCTCATTGTCCGAAGAGAACTGCATTTCAAAGCTTCTGTTGACGAGGGTATGAAACGTTTGCGATTGTTCGCACCAAAAAAGACGTTATTCGTCGATTGTTCTGCAACTGAAGCATTACGAGGTATGGTCACAAAAGACGTAACGGTTGAGAGATATGAAGTTGAAGATTTTGACAAGAGCATTGCTCAGACAAACCTTGCATTTAGCAAGAAGCTTGTGCTCATCGACAATCATTGTGTCTTGACAAAAGCTGACATCGAGAACTTTAAGTTTAGCAAGTCAAAAGACGAAACTGTAAAGTATGCATCAACAAAGGACGGCTTTGTTGCTTGTATCAGGCTTGCATTGCATTACTTCGGCGGCATCGTATAACACGTGCGTATTCAAATAAAGGAAGGACGTTTCTTGCGTCCTTCTTTCTTTTCTCTCAAATTGTTAACGAATTGTAAACTATTAAAATTTTTTGCAAAACTTTCAAAAAAAGTATTTACTTTTGGACTAATTTGTGATATAATATAATCAAGATAAATGAAAGTTGGAGGACATCTGCTCATGAAAATCACGTTCAACGAAGTCGAAAAAATTCTCAAGACGCTTCCGATCGGTTACTACCTCAAGAGAAATGTTGATGTTACGCTTGATCCTGACACTAAATATTCGTATTACGTTCCCATGGATGATACGATTCGAATCAGCTTCAATCAACTTGCTGCTGCATTCGAATTGATCGAAAAAACGAAAAACGCTGAGAAGATCGTTAGAGGAATGCTCTATCATGAAGTTTCACATGCATTCATTACTCCGAAAAAGCTTCGAATAACATCTTGGATGAACATGTTCGAAGATGAGAGAATCGAGTCTGTGCTTAGACACTACTACCTCAATACGAACTTCAGCGAACTTGTAAAGCTCGTGAATAACTTCAAAGGTGAAAACCCTGCAAACGCAGAACAAGCATTCTATCAGCTCGTACGTTATCGTGTCGGTGATAAAGATTGGCTCAAACGTTTACATGAGCTCATTCAAAAGTATAAAACATTGAATCGTCGGAGCGAAGGTTACGAGCTTTATAACTATGAGACTGCTGTTCGAAACTTTTACGAGGATTTCATGACGTGGTATAAAACGAATCATCCTGAACTCGATGAGATCAAAACTCAGCTTGAAGTTCCTTCAGCAAGCTCTTGCGAATCTGATGAATCCTCCGAATCAACGTCTTTTGCTGCTACTACGGAATCCGATGAGTCTGATGATGAGAATGATGAAGAGACTGACGAAACGACAGCTGATGTGTCTGATGAAGAGAATGATGAAGCAGAAAATCTTGAATCTGATGAGTCTGATGAAGAGAGCGAATCTGATGAATCGCTTTCGAGCAAAGAGATCGACAATATGATGTCTGATGCATTGAACGAACTTGTTGATAAAGAGATGATCGAGTCCGTTCAACAGATTCTGCAACGTATTTCGAAATCTACTTCGAAAAACGGTTCTGCAATCAATGCATACTCCGGTGTATTCGATCCTCGTTCAGTTGTTCGTGATGATTACAAGTACTTCGTTCAGCAAAATCGAATCGGTCATATCAAAGCATTTTCGAAAGTGCATCTCAATCTGTTCATTGACAGATCCGGTTCATTTAGAACTTCGCAAGATACTGTGAACAAACTTCTGTATTCGTTGAGATTGTTCGAAAATTCAAATCAGAACTTCACATTCGATCTTGTTACTTGCGGAATTGGCGAACGTCTTGAGACAAAGAAAGATCGAATCATGGAATGTCGTGGTGGCAACAAACTTGATCATGACGTGTTCGATATTTTCAAAAAACTTCAATTTGCAGGTCAGACGAACTACAACATTGTGTTGTTTGACGGTGATGCATTTTCGGATTTCTATCATAGTGAACTTGCTGATGCTCATAAGAATTTCGGTGCATTTAATGCTTCGAATGTAACGATCATTTCTGATTACTATAACAAGAATGCGATTGAACAGTATGCATGTTCTGCGAAAAAGATCTTCACACATGATTACGCAAATGAACTTTGCAAGAATGTGATGAACGCACTCCAGATGCTCACTCGTTGAGCGTCTGGATGTGCAATTGTTAACGAATTGTAAACTATTAAAATTTTTTGCAAAACTTTCAAAAAAAGTATTTACTTTTGGACTAATTTGTGATATAATATAATCAAGATAAAGGAAACACCACTTCCACTTACAACACACAAAGGAGAACAAACTCATGAAACTCGGAACATCCAACATCTACATCAAAGTCAATGCTGCAAACGAACTTTTCTTTGCTCAAGACAAAGAATGCTACAAGAAAGTCGTTGATGACACGCAGAAAGTCATTCTTCGTTCGATCTACAACGTCTTCAATCGTAGAGTCATTCCTATGACTGACAAAATGGCGTATCTTGATTCGCAGATCAAGAAACTCGGCATCATTCGTGAAGCTTCCTCTACGTCGGCAACTACGATTGATACTGCTGCACTTGAATCTACGCTTCAGAAACTGATCGACTTCTTCTCTGAATTCTCGTTCGAACCGAACTACAGATTCGTGAATACGTTTGCGTATGCATGTCAATCTTCGATCGACACTGCAAAGAACTATGTCGCAAGATACTTCGAACTGACTGCCTCACAGTTTATGACTTCGATCGTAGAAAAGATGAAATCGACCGAGTTCAAAGAAATCTGCAATGCATTTTCTACGACTGCTCCTACGCACAAAGTCAATTCTCGTTTCAAGCTTTACTACGGTTCTGCAGGAACTGGTAAAACAACCAATGCTATGCTTGAAGCTGAGAACAACTGCATGACTTGCCACTCCGCAATGCTTCCTTCTGATTTGATGGAAGACTTCAAGTTTGTTGACGGCAAAGCCGAGTTTGTTCCGTCTGCACTTCAGATCGCAATGACTAAAGGAAAGAAGATTGTGCTTGATGAGATCAATCTTCTGCCTTTCGAAAGTCTGAGATTCTTGCAGACGATCCTTGATGGCAAGACCGAGTTTATCTACAAAGGCAAGACCGTGAAGATCGTTGACGGATTCAAGATCATCGGTACGATGAACCTTGTCGTTAACGGCTGCACGTACGGTTTGCCTGAGCCTCTTGTTGATAGAGCTGAAGAACTTCGTAAATATAGCCTGACTGCAAAGAACTTGGTCGGAGCAATCATCTGAATACATTCGTGTATCACACGTTAAAACGGGACAGAGTGGTATATATAAATCTATTATACGACTCGTCCCGTTTAACGTGAGAACACTCTGTGAGGTAACATATGAGCATATACTCTAAACTTTATACATTCCAGCAACACATCGTTGACAAGTTCGCTGATCGTGAAAACTTCGGTCTTTTCATTGACATGGGTCTTGGTAAGACGCCACTTAGTCTTGGTTTGGCTGAAGTCAATGACTGCACGAAAGTGATTGTCATCACTATCAATTCGAAAGCACTCGAAACGGAGTTTGACTCTGGTTCGTGGCTTTACTGGGCAAAACAAAGCTCAGTTCCATATACAACGTTTACGAAATCGAGCAAACCGGTGTTCGACAAAACGAGACCCGAGCTTCTTCTTATCAACTACGAATCGTTGTTCAGTCGTTCGAAAGACAAAACAAAACGAATGGAACTGAAAGACAACGTAAAGGCATTCATTGATGCTTGTGGTGGGCACAATGTTGCGATAATCGTAGACGAATCGCATAAGATGAAAAATCTCCAGTCTCAGCAAACGTTGGCAATAAATGCGATCAAACGGAGTTTGACGTTCCGAGCAAACAAAGTTTACACGTATTTGTTGACAGGAACACCCTTTACTACAGGCTACATCGATCTGTATTCTCAGCTTAAAACGCTCGGATATCCGGAAACGAAATCATCTTTCGTAGATCGATTCTGTATTAGAGGGCATGTTCCTGGTTTACTTGGCTGGCAGCAGCCGATCATTGGCTACACAAACATTGATGACTTGTTCGACATCATTCATGAATATGCAATCACAGTAAAGTCCGAAAGTGTTGTCGATCTTCCCGAAAAGATTTTCGTTGAGCATGTTCTTCCTGAGAGCGAAGATTTCAGAATGTTCACTCGTGAATTTGTCAATAATGACAGTTTGTTTGAGCACATGAAACGCACACAGTTACCGCTCATTGTTGATAGCATGCATAAGACTGAAGATGAACTTGAAAAGTCATACGATCATATCTTCTATCCTGGCGCAAAACGAATGAAGATGAACAATCCGTTTTTTAGAGATATCGGCTATGACATTACAAAACTTGATCCGACTGGACCTTGGATCGCAGAAACTGCAGGTACATGTCATCTTAGAGCTCGTCAGTTGAGTATTGGCTTCCAAGGAAATGCAGAAGAGTTTAGATGGTTTGATAAACGCCGTCTCATTGCGCTCAAACATTTTCTCGAAACAAATGAATCAAATTACGTGCTTTTCTACAACTATACGCCTGAACTGTACGAGCTCTTTGACATCTGCACAGATCTCGGCTACAATGTTGATGTTTACTGTGGTGAAGTGAAGAGTCTTCGAAATTACGAAACATTTGCAGGACAGACTGACGCAGAACGACTTGTCAACAACAAGAACGTCATTCTTGCAAACTTCGCGTCGGGCTCGACCGGTATGAATTGGCAGTTATACAGTCAGTGCATTATCTTCTCAATGCCTTTGTACTGTCACTACGAACAGGCAATTAAACGAATTCATCGTCTTGGACAAAAATGCAAAACAGTTACGTATCATGTGTTTTCGCAAGACAATTGGCTTGATAGATCTATGCGAAAAGCACTTGAAGATTCGATAAATTATTCTGATGAAATGTTTGCAAGTGATTTCGAGAGAATTCAATCATTGTCTTCTGATGATACGGAAAGTTGAATATATAAATACTAATTTAAGTCATTCGAGTTCAACGTGAGTATTCTACGAACCTCTCGTAATATTCGAAATGACATTATGGAGTTTATTATGTCAGATAAAGCAATCAAAGAATCGAATATGGATAAGCGGGATGCAAATTGGCGAAAAGCGAATAATCTGCTTAAGACAGACGAAGAAACTGTTACAAGAGTACTAAACGACGAACTTGTCGTTGCAGACGATTCGACGCCAATATGTCTTACAACGATAATAAGCAAAATACTCACAAATTCTGTGTACGGGATGACAACATTCACAGATAAGCCTATGCTATCAGTAGTTTCAACAAAACCTGAAGTCAGTCCAGATCGCACTGAAATCGAAGCTAAAGTCGAGAATTTGTTAAACGAAGTCGCACTGCTTAGATCAAGAGTCGATGAGCTTGAACAAGAAAACAAGTTATTGCGCAGTCGAGTTGATAAAGCCAATATAGAAGATGAAGACTTGCGTTATAGAGACGAAGTTCTCGAAAGACATATTTCTGAGCTCAAGCTCAAATTTATGCTATAAGGAGACGAAAATGACACCTGAAAAACGAGTACAAAATGCGATCGTAGATTTTATGAAAGAGCTCATTGCTCGAGGAGAAAAGGTCGACATTCATCGAAGACAGGCTGGCGGTTACAGCTACAAGAAGGGAATACCTGATTTATATGCAGTTGTATATGGCCGACATCTTGAAATTGAAGTGAAAGCACCAGGAGAGAAACTTCGACCTATGCAAGAGAAATGGCGAGACAGATGCTTACGACTTGGTATAGACTATGTATGTGCAGACTCAATTGATGCGTTCAAGCACTTCATGTTAATCACGTACAGCCTCAAATGATCAATTCATTTACTTTTCATCCAAAAGTTTGAAAACTTTCAAAAACTTTCAAAAGAAGTATTTACTTTTGAGACATTTTGTGATATAATATATACAAGAAACCGAATGGAGGTATACTATGAAAGTTTGGATTCTTGAAAAATTCGCTTCTCCTACAGAGATGATCAAAACTCTGATCGACATGATCGAGATGGTTGAGAGTTCAAGAAGCAGTTGCTCTGCAGAAGATAGTCAAAAATTTGATGAAGGTCTTGATCAATTCGAAAACAAAATCGAAGAAAATTCGTCTGGATTCTGGTCAGGATTCGAAGGAAAGACTTCGTACAAGCAGTTCTGCAATGTTGCTAAAGATGCAATTGAACGAAATCCGAATGCGAAGTTCAGAGTCGTTGAAGGTGAAATTGACGATAATGCAACAACTTGGACTAACTACAGACTTGTGAGCGTGAATGACAAAGTTCTTAAGTATTTGCGCGCAACTCTCGGAACTCGTGAAGTCGACTGGAGTTCGAAATGCAAATCATTATTGTGAAAGAAAGAAGGACTGTCACATGGAAGAATACAAAGTGAAGCAAATTCAGCCGAATCATGCAGATCATGTAAGCGGCTACAGAGAGAAGTATTTGCAAGAAATGCTTGATTGCGAAGGAGTCGTGGCTCAACCAAAGTATGACGGCGAACGCATGCTCATTCATATCAATCATGGCGAGGTGTATTGCACATCTCGTAGACATTCAAAGAAAACAGATCGATTCATGGAAAATCAAGACAAGCTTCCTGATCTTTGCGAAGCATGCAAGAACTTTGATCTTGACTATACTGTGATTGACTGCGAGTGTTATGCGAAAGATTGGTCGACAATCGTCGGAATTCTGCATTCGCTCCCAGAACGAGCGATCGAGTTAAGCAAGCTCGATACACCTCATTTCGCAGTTTTTGATTGCTTGTTCTATGACGGCAAAGACTTGAGACAGCTTCCATATTGTGACAGACTCCTCTATGTTGCTGCGACTGTTCACAAAATAAACTATGAGCCCATGCATGTTATTAAGTTCATCAATGAAGAACTTAAACCTGACAACATGAAAAATCTTCATTATTTGTCTCGGGTTGATGAATTCGATGTGGCAATGAAGAATGCAATCGACATGGGCTGGGAAGGTATTGTCGTAAAGTCTTTGTTCAGAACATATTACGACGTAGGAGCATCGATCAAGTGCAAAAAGTTTGAGACTGTCGATTGCGTTGTTTGCGGCTATGACATTGGTAGAGGCAAATACTCCGATACAGTCGGTGCATTGCATATCGGCTATTATGATCCTGACTCTGACGCAATCATTAAGATTTCGAATGTGAACTGCGGAACTGATGAAGAACGCAATATGTGGCGTGATCATTGGACCGAGCTCAAAAATTCAGTCATTGAAGTCAAATGTCAAGAAATTACTGAGAAAAGTTTGCGACATCCTGTTTATATTCGTCTCAGAGATGATAAAGACTACAAAATGTGTACTCGGAGTACAATTTTTAAGGAAAGCTGATAAAGCATTTACTTTCAAATCTATCTGAGAACAAAATGGGTTACGACGTTTATCTCAGTTGAACTTTGTTACTATGGTTAATATAAAATATATAGGTAACGAATTCGTGTTTCACAGAGATAAACGTCGTAACTCCTGCATTCGAAAGTAAATAAAAGACTCTCTCGAATAATTCGGGAGGGTCTTTTATTGTCATTTTTTCGTATTTACTGGAATGATACTTTACCGCAAGTAAAGATCCAATCTTGATCTGCTGACGTATCAGCAAATTCCTGATCAGCAAGTTTCTGGATGTAGCAATCTTCACAAGAAGCGACCTTGTTACCATTCGCATCACTCACAGAGAGTGTGCAACCATTGTAATCTCCACCGTAGTAGATATTGCAAAGCTTGATGAATTTGATCACTTCATCTGAAAGCTGATGCAAATTCACAGTGCATGTACCAGTTCTGTCAAGACTCTTATCATGCACCCATGCACCGGTTGCGAAACCTTTTGTCGTCCAGAGATCAGTCTTTACGCTCAATCTGATTGAACCAAGATATGAGCCCTGTCCGCCAATTGAGATTGTGCCAAACATTGACTTGATCGTAGGATCAGCAGGTTCGATTGAAAGAATGTAATTCGTAAGTGAATATCTCTTCATTGTTGCTTACCTCCTCAAATCACTTCGCCGTTAATCGTCACAGCACGGATTCCGTACTGATCTGCGATAACAACATAGATGGGCGGTGTCTTATGCAATGCTTTGTCTGCATTACTCAGTGATTCATACGGAAGAATCTTAATAAGGAAGCCGTTTTCAAGAGCAGTTCCTTTTTCGATAATCGTATACTGAGCATTGTTATACGTAACAGTCATGTCATCATCAAGCCAGATTTTGTCTGTTGTCAGATAACCTGATGTCGTATATCTTGAAAGCTCCTGACTCATCACTGCATAAATCTTGCTCAATCCCGAAGCATTTTTGATTTTCTGTGCAAGCAGAATAATCAACTGCTCAGTCAAAGTCTGATGCAGCACAATGAGACAGAACGAATTGATAAGATCCGCTCCATTTTTGCAGTTACCGCCACAGTCGCGAACTGCGCCAGCAAGCATTATGTCAACATTCATGTTGTTTGTCATGCATGTTTCGTAATCAGTGTCAGTCAGCTCTTCAGCAGTGAGATTTTCATGTGTAAACATGTAGTCATGCACAGAATCAGTTTGATATACATTTACATTGCTGAGATACGCAGCAATTGTCATTTCTGCGCCAAGAATTGTTGAATATTTGACTGCGAAATTCTTAACTGAGTCAGTGTCAGTTTTATTATTTGTTCTTGAAACAATGATCTTTTCGTTGATACCGTAAATCGAAGAACTTGCTTCTCTTGCAACGGCAATCTCTTTCAATGCGGTGTATGTCGTAGCAACATTCGCATTCGGAGCAGCGTATGCAATGCAAATGTATTTGTCGTCAAGTGCAGAAATTGCATCGCCAAGTCCCTGAAGCTGAGTCTGTCCAATGATTCTCGCTTTAACACCACCATTCTTGAAGAACACATCAAGATATGCAAGTGTTGTTGTCATTGAAGTAAGCAAAGACTCTGCTTCACTGTATGAACTTACTTCAATCGGAGTACTTGATGTACCTTCAACCGTAAAAAGAACAATCGTTGAACGAGTTCCTATAACTGCTGTAGGTACATGCGCTTTAATATTTACATCAACAAAGCGTTTCAGATCAATACCCATAACCGTTAACTCCTTTTCGTAGTATGAATTTCATCGAATGTTTCAAAATCGGCATCGACCGATGATTGTGTAAGTTCAACTTCACACGATACATTGATTTCGATGTCATTTCTTTGCCATACGATATTATTCTTGAACTCAGTAATACGTTCAGGTTCTGACACAGTCTCAACGTATACTCCTCTTACAAGAAGTGAATTACGAACTTTCTCAGTTCTAAATCTTGCAACAAGCATATTCGCAACATTACCAGAGTTATCGCCATAGAGTATTACTCGTAGTTGATACGCTCTGAAAAACGTAATTGAGTCATCATCGTTTGTTCTACTCATATTTGTAGAGGACTCTCTTGTTTTGAGCTCAAACAACAATGCCGTATTTGCCGGTGTCAGTGACTCGAAAATGCTTCCTGATGAGTTCGTGTCAAGAAATGCACCGTATTCTGTCGTCGCATCTCGAATGAGCTCTGCAGAAATACCGCTTTGCGCAATCAACTGTGCACGCAAGATTGTATTGATTGATTCAACATTTGTCATACAATCTTACCTCCATTCAAATATTGCACATAATCTGCAAGATCTCGATATGCAGTAAGCTGAATTTGTTTCAACGTGCAAGATCTGCAACCAAACTCGTCATAGTCACGAACGGAATCAAGCATCAGATAGTTATTCTTGTAGACAAGAACATCGCCGATGTTGATTCTATACAAACTCTTGCAATAGAAGTTATACTCAATCGTAGTCGTGTTTCCTTCAAGCGATTGATCAAGTTTTGTGCCTTGCGATTGAAGCGATCCTCGAACACTTTGAGTTGTGAAAGTTGTGACCGTTTTACCGGCATCATTGATTGACTTTCCTGTCACAACATACAAAGTATAATTAAACGAGAACTCTTCAATCGCATCATAAAAGAATGTGGGGTCAATAACATGATTTTGTGACATATCAATTTGCCCCCGGAATTGGATTTGATGTAACAACAAAGATTGACGGTACAGCTTTCGTTTTATACAATGTCATGAGTGCAGCTCCGTATGAAGTCTGATTCCAGAACATCGCATCGTCGGAGCTTACCATTGTTTTGTCAATGTCGTATGTTTTTGAGAATTCGCCAATTGACATACTTGACAAAACTCCTCGTGTTACGCCTCCACCTGCAACCTCTGCAAGTGTACTACCCGAAGGAGCTTGCTGTTGCTGAGCAATGATCGTCATATAATGCGCAATTGCGTAGCTCATTGCAAGCTCCCAGTCTGATCCGAAGATTGAATGAAAGATCTTGTTATTACAGATAGTATAGAGCTTATTGAACAAAGCAGTTCCTTGCTCAGTGGCGATGTATGCTGAGAACTGAGGCATCCAGATAGTGAAATCACTCGCAGTAAATGCAGGATTCTCTCTGTCAATTTGAATACCTATGATTGCCATCTCAGCTCACCTCCTCTTACTTCCAGAAAAGACATTATAGTTATTGTACGGATTACTGCCAGTTGAAACATGATAGCCTAGTTTACTAAGCTTATTTTTCACAATATTGTATTCAGAGGCACGAACACGAAGCGCATATGAGCCGCTATACGGATGTCCAGCAAGTGCACCACGTTTAATCGCTTTATTGATCATGTTATCAAAATCGTTGTCTTTCACAGAATCATCAACATCTATTTATATTTTTTAACAATTTTGTCAATGACTGAAGGAGCAGACCATAACGGATCTTTATATTTTTCTATAATGGCTTGCCATTCAGGGTCCGCTGCAATTTTTTTTGCAAGTTTTTCATTCTCCAAAAAACCATATTTAATAGCTACTTTACGAAGCTTCGATCCCGGAAACATTACTGTGTCATCTTTTACGCTATCTTCAAGGTTCTTTTCAGTGACATTTCCATTTACAACTGCCTGAAGATTTTCGATATGACGATTTTCATCATTTCGAATTGCTTTAATTACAGCATAAGATTCTTCTGGAATTTTTCCTTTAAGATTTTCAACAGCTACATTGTAAGCGTCAACGGCTGCATGTTCGTCTTCAAGCAATGCGTTTACTATTTGAAGAGGCGATGCTTCGTCTTTTACTGAATCTCCGAGCTGTTCTTTCGTTTTCTTCAAAAGTTCAGACAAACGACCTGAGAACTGATACGTTGCGTGTGAATTCGACACATGCATTACAAGACAATTTGCAGTACCAGTACCACCAAGCGCGACCTTCTTTGCAAGCTTTTCGAGTGCTTCTTTTACGTTATTCGCTTTGATCTCAGCATCATAACGCCAAAAATCAGGCCCATAGCCCTGCGATTTTGCGTACGTGTCGATCCAACGAATTGAGTATGTTTCCATTGCATCAAGCATTTTAACAACTCGAATTGCATCATCATGACTCTTCGCATCGACTACGTACTTATTGTTTACTTTGAATCGCATAATATTCCTCCTCTATTTGACAAGCCCGACATGTGTAGCTTTCGCAAATACATGTCGGGCCGAGCAAATGTTTTGATTATTTCGTGAAATCCCAGTATGTTACAACGCCAAGCTCGGAAGAGGAAGTATTGTAAGGAAGCTGGACTTCTGAAACCTGGCCGACAAACGCAGAGGTGTATGACATCTTGTCGATGTTCGGCAGAGTGATGTAGTGCTGCATCGGATAGGGCATGTCAAGACGAACGAATTCCTTCTCTTTCTTGTATGCCACGATACGACCGTGAGAACCGGTACCGAGTGTGTTCAGAGCAGGTCTCGATGCAATCGTTACGCTCACCTTTCCGTCAGATTCATCAATGCCAAGGTTGTGGTCGATGATGAACTTACGGAGCGTTGACGTGTAGAGTGCGGAGAATCTGCTCGTGAGGTCCGAACCAACAAAGGTCGGAACAAGGAAGGTATCGGGCAGAATAGTGATGTTCATGTTGCTGTTCAAGAGGTATGTTTCAAACACTCCGTTGAAGAATGCAACCACTGCACCATCATTCATACCGTCGAAACCAACGTTCGCAGCTGAAGCACCGCTGTTGTCGATTGTCGTTGCAAGAATGTTCGCATCATTGAAGAGACCAGTGCCACCGTTGATACCAAGATATGCAACCTTCTGAACGAAGAGATCCCAACCTGCGACGATCGCATTCTGATAAATGTCCTGGATGGATTTCTGAAGAGTGAGTTTCTTCATCTTCTCAAGTTCGATGAATCGAAGATCATACGCAACTTCGAAGGTGTAGACATTCACTTTCTTCTGATTCAGACCTGCATTCACACGAGGAATGTAGTTCGCATTGTTGCCAACGACGTTTCTGAACTCATCCATGATACCGGCCCAGTCGACAGTGTAGTAGGACACATAATCGACAAAGCCACCGCCGACATCAATCGGAATATCGTTCGCATACGTAGTGTAGTGTTTCGGCTCGTAAAGAGTGGTATGAAGCTTTGCAAGAGTTGTGCTCAGGAAAGCGAAGTTTGTGTCATGAAGCTTCGCGTCATGAACACCAGGTACCTTAATACCCCTGTACATCTTATTGACGGACAGAGTAGTACCGCGATTTTCAGGAGCAATGCTATCAACAAAGAAGTTCTTTTCGATAGTGCTCGGAGTAAATGTTCCGGTCATCTCTTAGTCCTCCTTAAACTTTGCAAATTTCAATCACGTATTCGTAGTTTGAATCTGTCGAATTCTCTTCGACAATATCAAACAGACCGGTGCAGACATAGCCTGTATCGACATTCGATGTGGCAGTGAGTGTGAGCACACCGGCAGAAGTGATATACAGCTTTGCGCCGGGAAGAATACTTGATTTGATGCTCGTTGTTGCAGCAATATCGACTGCGATATAGCCATTGACAAGCAGGTTCAAAGCTTCACCAGGAACGGTCTCAACGGTCGTACCCGGGAAACCGTCTGCGAGTTTTACATTCGTTGCAAGAGCGAAACCTGCAAAGTTTGCAGCAGTCACGGTTGAAGCTGCCTTCTTAACGTAATAGCCGTCGCCATTCTGAGTTTCGGAATCCCACATCAAAGGATCGCCAAACTTGACTGCAGATGATCCGGAAAGGATTGCGCCTGCAACATTGTACTTGTCTGACATTGTGGGATAACCAACCATGAACTTCTTAATCTTGTTACCGATAATCAGTCCCATTACTTGCTACCTCCATAACGTTTTGCCCATGCGCTCTCAACGTCAAGTGAATTGTCGATGGAGTCATGAGATTTCTTTTTTCTTTCGATTGCGCCGAAAGATTTCTTTGAATCACGAGGTTTTGTTTCCTCGTCGGTATCAATGACCTCTTCGATCTGCTCGTCTTTATCATCGACCGTCGGATCTTCGCATTCATTGTCGAGCTCTTCTTCATCTTCGTCGTCACATGCATCAGCAGTGTTTTCGACGAGTTTCGTAAGCTTCGGTGCGATCGCAGCAAGACTCTTAAGAGCCGAGATCTCGTCGTCAGACAAACTGTTCTCATCATTGACTTCAGAGTTTGACTCAGGCGCAGAATTTGTTGCAGAAACGTCTGCATCAAGCTCTTCTACTTCAAAAACTTCACCTTCTTCGTCTTTGACATGGAATTTCTTCATAATTGAATTTCTCCCTTCTTGTATTTATGTAAATATTATAATATACACTGCAATAAGAATATAATCAAATATATTTTGTTTTCAGGAATATATCCAGAGTAACTCTGAGACACACAAAAATATCAAATAATAAAATATATATATCCTCAATTTCATGTTCTCAGAGTTAACTCTCGATAACTCTGAAGTCACTCTTTTGAATGTGTTTTGACAAAGTCTATAATTTTTGTGAGTAACTTAATCATCAAATCATTGAACGATGTCACTTTGAAGATATTGTACCAAGTTTGATTTAATGCATAAATCGCAAGCGCAATAGCAACAATAAAGTTTAGCTCAAACTGATCTACAATGAGCAGATAAATGATCGAGCCGATGATTGACAGTCCTGCAGAAATTCCAACATAGACAAAGTGTCGAGTCTGTTCTTGCAGACCTGTAAACAGATTGCAGTATTTCATAACGCCAAGAATTGCGATTCCTGCAAAAGCGATCAACGTAATTGGAAGACCGAATCTTGTAAAGAACTGAACGAACTCATCCATTCTTGATTCCTCCTTTCATCGATTAGATTCCATGCAGTGTTGTTTTAATATTACACGGTATTCATGTTGAGTTTGTAAACTTTGACGTCGTAGAATTTGCCTTCAGCAAGATATTCAATAATCACAAACGGGTGGAACATGACTATAACAACTGAGGACTCAGTCTCAGACTGGTTGCCCGTCATAGGAACGAAATAGACATTTGCTGTCGCATCATAAATTGATACGTTTTTTCCTTCTTTAATTGCATTTGCAATGTTTGCAATGTCTGCAGCCGAAAGATGCGGAACTGTGAGATCATCAACTGTATCCTGTGTGGTAGCTGTAATAACATATCCTACTTGCGTATTTTCTGCTGCAGACAATGAGCCAGGAACTGTTCCATTTTCGTCATATCTGACAAACTCTTCAGGAACTCGAGGAGCTGTGTCAGAGTCAACCATTCTACTCCAATCTTTTGTGTTCATAATTTACTCCTTTTCATTTCTTTCAAGATTTTCAACTTTTGCTTCAAGTGTCGTCAAACGCATATCATGTCGGACGAGTGTCTCATTCGTTGAGTCTTGCTTACGTGACATTTCTTTAATGTCAAGGCGCATATCATCTGTTTTTTCACGAATATACTTCACATCGTACTTCATGCTCGCATCAGCTACGCCATCATCGTGATGAGTCTTTTTGCGACCGATAAAGAACAGAATAATTGCGCATATTCCTGATGCTATTGCGACTGCGCTCGAAGCAACTGCAAATAATTCCATTGCTCAATCCTCATTGACAATATTGTTATGAAGCTAATTGGCGATAGATCAATCTGCATACCGCCGGAACGCCAGCCGCTGACCGGCGGCGTCGACCCCCTCATAGACGGTCGTACCGTCCGCGGTGACGCCGCTCATGACGGCCTCGCCAGAGGCATTAACGGCGTTGCCTGTCGGCACATCCGGCTCTGCCTCCTTAACTGCCGTCACCGTTACGTGCACCGTCCCAGTAGGAGATGATAGCACAAGTGTCCCAGTTGCTTTATCCCATGTGTGTGATGCGCCAGTCACGGCCACAGATTCTGGTAGAGTATACCCGTCCGTTGCTGTTACCGTTAAAGTAGCAGTCTTACCTTCCGTGATAGTTGATGGCCCTGATACTGTGCATCCCGTGGCCACGACGGATATATCGTATATAGTGGGTTCGGTAGAAGGTTCAGGAGCGTTCTTTACTAAACTTCCATCTGTGTACCATGTGTAGTTGTATTCGCCGCCTATGATTGTACCGTTCTCTCTGGCTCTAACTATAATTCGGTCATTGTAAACTTCAATACGAGCATCTTGGGATTGATAGTTGGCGCTTGGTAGATTTATCATTGCAGCGCCATTAGGTTTTTTATAAGCTTTTTGATTTGGATAAGGGATGGGGTTGCCGCTACTGTCGATATTTACACCATCGTTTAATCCAGTCTGATATCTCCAGTTAACATGAGTGTGACCAGATAGCCAAAGCACATTGTCAAAAGTCGCTATTTGATTGTAGAAATCTGTGTCATATGTATGTCCTGAGCTATCTTTAGCAAAATAACCGGTTGATGTATATGTCTTTGGTTTGTATGGCGTCCCAGTTCCACGTGGTTGGCCAACTCTGAAGGCAAAGCCATTTCCATCTGTAGTACCCTGTTCCAACGGATAGTGAGTTAGCACAATACATCGCTGATTTGCCGCTTTAGCCGCCGTAAGTAGTGATATTGTTTGTGTTCTAACATCTTCTGGATAAATGGGTTTTCCGTCGTCCCATGTAGCACCAAGGGCACCGCCTGCTTTATTGCCACTGATGAAAATGTAGTGAACTCCATCAATTACCTTCTCTGATAGCAAATCCTGTCCAGTAATAGCTTCCCAGCTTTCACGTGGCATGGTAGAGTGCTGTCCGGCATCATGGTTGCCGACAACAACACTGCCATTTAATGCCACAAATTGTCTGATTAGATTTTTTGTTGAAGTGTTGTCAGCATTGAACAATCCGCCAGTGCTTACCAAGAAGTCGCCGCAACAGATTGAAAATATTCCATTCTGCGCGTCCTCGCTATACCCCGATACTGCCGCAGGGAAAGAAGTTGCGTGAATGTCCGAACACGCATTACATTTGTGAAATAATGTACTCATCATTCACACTCAAGCAACATATGTGCATTGGTCAACGCTGTTTGTACGACCGTCGGGTCTTTGTCTATGGAGGAATAGCGCAAGAAGAAATATTTTGCGTCAGCCGGAACCGCAATGTCAGAATTAGCACCGCCCAGTTTAATCGCTGTGCCGCTTACCTGCTCTGCACTTCCACCCGTTGCCGTGTAGTCTGCGCGTACAAAAGCCACTCTGAATTTCTTATTGCTTCCGCCGTCTGTGTAGATATAGTGCTTTCCTGCCTTAAGTTCATACAGACCGGAAACACAAGTAGCAACATAGCCACTATAATGCGGTTCATATGCGCTTCCGTCAGCGTAGGCTTGATTCGTTGAATTGAAAAACAGGGTAGGCACGGCTGTTACGGTTGCATCGGCTTTTTGGTTGGGGATGGTTAGTGTGCCTGTGCCAGCTGTAATGGCTGTACCAACTTTCACAGACGATTTACGGACTTCATTGATTGCTATTTTTGTAGCGTTGGCATAATAGCTTGCTGTCGGGGTATTTGCCGCCATGGTGATTGTCGTGCTGGTACCGTCATTTACCTCTGTCGGCATTGGTGTAAACGTTACAGTCTGCGCGCCGTCTACCGTACTGTCGTAAGTGATAGAGTGAGTGGTAGTAGCGGCTTCTTCCACCGTTACCGAAAAGCTCGTTGTGAATCCTGCATACGTCCCCGCGCCCGTGACCGTGACTGTGTTCGCCTGTCCCGCCGTCAGCGTCCCGGACAGTGTGTAATCCGTCCCCTTAGTCAGTGCCGCCGACGTGGTGCCGTCGGAGTATGTCGCCTTGACTACCTCAGTCAGCTGAGAGAGTGTCGTGCCAGCCGCGACCGTTCCGCCAGTATAGGTAGCGCTCAACCCGGTCAGCGTGGGAGCCGCAGCCTCCATAGTGACCGAAACGATTGCAGACTTTCCGCCATAGCTTATCGTCATAGTTGACGTATTTCCGGGGGTCGGCATCGTCCCGCTTACCGTCGCGGAGCCGATAGCAGATGTCAGGTCTTTGGTCAGCGTCCCGGTGTACCCGGTCAGCGTGTAGGTACCGCTCATGGCGGTCAGATAACTCTTGATACCATCCGCCGCCGTCCCCGCCGGAACTGTGACAGTCGTCGGCGATATATCCAACGCAGACAGCACCGGCTCACCGGATACCGCTCTCACAGTCACCTTGGACAGATACTTTCCGCTGTCCGGTGTGACCGTCTGCACCGATGTAGACGGTGTTACGATCTTTTCCTGAACCTGCACCGCTCCAACCGTCACTTGTGAAAGCCCATCGTAGCCGCTGTCCGGTGTGACCGTCTGCACCGATGTAGACGGTGTTACGATCTTTTCCTGAACCTGCACCGCTCCAACCGTCACTTGTGAAAGCCCATCGTAGCCGCTGTCCGGTGTGACCGTCTGCACCGATGTAGACGGTGTTACGATCTTTGACTGCAAGGTAGGCGCTTCTCCGGACACCGCCACCGCCACCTTTGCATAATTCGTGACGTCATAGGTGCCGTTCTGTGTCACTTTTAACTCTCCCTCGGGAGTAGCAGGGACGTCGTTCTCAGCGATGAATTTGTTGTAGATGGTCTTTGCCGCATTCGCAGGCATCTCGACAGACGGCACGTCCTGATGCAGGACACCATCGTCGGTATAGATATTAAAAGCCATTTACATACCTCCTCACAAAATTTTTAGTGCGCCGTCAGCAGTGATGCTGTACGAATCTGCGGGAGCGGCGGTGACGCGCAACGTGCCGTCCGGACGCATTTCGTAGGTGATACTCGTCGGCTGTCCACCACGCAGGTTCACAACTAGCTCATCGAGCTTGTCACACAGGGCGACGGCCTTTGCGGGGCCTTCGGTTGTCGGGCCCTTGTACAGCAACAGTGCTGACAGCTGCCGCAGTAGCTTCGCGGCATCGTCCAGCAACTGGATCTGCGCCGCCGTCCAGCCGCCTTTGGTGTTTTCAAACAAAGTATATACTGCTTTTGCACTCGGATATTGCGCATCTGTAGATGACGAGGAAATACTTGTCACCTTATTTTGCATATCTTCAGAAGGGATCGTATAAGTATCAGGCAAGCCGGGAAATCGAATTGTTTTGAGCTTTTTGTTTGCCATATCGCATCCTTCTTATATTTTTACTAATTGACATGTAATACTTCTTGCGAGCTGTCCAGTATCGAACAGAGGGTGATTTCCTTTTTTCTTGGCTGCCACGCTCGGAGCATTCGGCGCAAGGCGACCGTCATTTGAGTAGATGATCTCTCTTGCATAGTTCTCCATTCGAATACATAGCTTGTTGAGCTCTCGTTCAATCGCAGATTCCTTCAAGCCTGAATCAAGAAAAGCGTCAATACATTTCGCAATTGTTGGTTGAAGCAATTCACGATTCGCATAATCGAGTGTCATTTGGAGAACTGGACGAGCTGGAATATGACGAAGTGGCGAACCGTTTTCATGTATGAACATGAGTTCTGCGTTCGTCAAACCAATTCGTACTTTTTCTTTTCGTTTTGAATGAATTGAAATTACGCCAATCTCAATCTGATATTCAGGCAATTTCTTTACTGCGTCATAAATCGCTTTCATACGTCTATTGAAGTAATAACGATGTTGCCGTCATCATCAGGATCGGAATATGTTACACGACTTGCTTTAAGATCAGTCACTTTAGAATCAAGATCTTGAACTTTTCCATCGAGTTCACTTATCGCATCGTTTTGCTCTTCAATTCCGTCCTCAATGTTGTTCATGTTTTTCGCATTAAGCTGTGTCAAGTTATTTATCCAACGTGTTCTTGTATATGCCATTTGTTAACCTCCTTTTCGTATTCTAAATCACCCTCAACAACAATGCGTGGTATCGGGAGGCAAGTACCGACCTGCGCACTGTCATCGAGAGCTTTGCAAGGAGAACCTCCTCAAAACGTGTACTCGGAATACACGTGATGAGCATTTGAAGTATTCCAGAATTAAACGGGATGAGCCTTTATATATATTCCATTATATTAGTCTGTCCCGTTTAATTCTGGGAACGTATCATTTGATCGATTTTACGACCTTAATGATTTTTGAATTTTCTAAGCTCTCTGAGAATCCTTGACATACTGCTTGTCGAGATCAATACCTGCAGTGCAAGTCTTTCCATCTGAGCCTGCATTAAATGTCATCGGAATACCAAGCTCGTCCATTTCATTATCAATTCGATTAAGTCTCTTCACAAACTGATCGAACTCCATGTTTGCTCGAACCTGATAATGCACTCGGCCAAGTGGCGCAAGACCTTTCCTGTCGAGAGTAATATCAAAAATCCGAAGAAGCACCTCAAACTTGTTGATAGCTTCCTTTGTAGGAGGAATAAGAGCATCATGGATAGGATCTTTAGTGAATAGTCTGAGACGATTCATGACAGTCTTGATAGTCTTGCCAGTGACTAAGTCTTTGACTACGCATGCATTAAACGCGCCATTGCCTTCTTTGCTAATAAGCTTTGCATGATGGTAGATTCCATCACCAACATTGACATAAACGTCGTCATTTATATTCCAAGCATCATAGACCAGTGATTCGTCATTTATATCGTAATCGATCATGTCTTTCATAGCGTCTTTAATCTTTCTGATGTGTTTGATGTAGTACATTCCGTAACGTCTGCGGAACTTTCGTCTTGCGTCATTTTCATCTTTTGCTTCGATAGCAATACAAACATCACCGTTATCGATGTAGCAAATTTCGAACTTTGCGTCTTTGATGCTGTCTATTGTTTCGACATTTGTATATTTCGTTGAAGCAATCTTAAAACAACAGGCATTGTCGTAATGCTCGACTGCCCATCGTTTAGCTTTAGCCAATGCATCTTGTTCAGATTTAGCACGAACATTTACATGACCAAGATAATCAGACCAAGAATCTCCGTCATACGTAAACTCGATAGCATAAAGTTGTTCGTCTTTCACAGAGTCCGTAAAATACGCATTGAGTTCTGTCGTTTCGTATGTATCAGGCTTTGCGTAAATCGAAACCATGAAACGATCGTCATATCCTTCAATTGAAAATACGTAATCTTTACGCATCATTCCGTCTCCGGTTTTAAACCAACCTTTGATCGATTCACGAACGATCTTAAGCGGGAATTCAACCCAAAGTCTCGAAACACGCTCGAACTCTTTAACAAACTCAGAAATGTCATAATCCTTGTTGCGAATGAAAGTTGACTTATGATTGAGAAATTTCTGAAGATCACGCTTGACTTTTGCAGGAAGATGATTTGCATCATGTATGCTATCAACAATACGTGCAATACCTGCTCGACCACATTCGCAGAGAGCAACATGATTGCCACGAATGTTTCTCTGACAAGGATTCGCTTCATCGGCGATATCGCAATCATAACCGCATGAAAGATCAGTGTGCTCGCCGTTTTCGATCTCTTGAATTGTCTGCTCGTCAGTAACGACAAGATTTCCGAGAATGACAGGCTGTCCATTGACTTCGCCTCGATGAACATCTCTCACAAAACCGACCGCGTACTCTTTGTAGTTGTGAACGTTTACGTCTTCATCAGGATGCTCGACTGTGACGGGCTTATTCTCGAATGAAGCGAGTGTCTGAGGTGAAAATACCTCGTCTTCAGTGCGGTCAACTTCAATTTCTGTCTCGTCATCAGAGTCTTTGAAAATCTCATTTTTTCTATATGTCTGCTTACCTGTGCGAGCAAGAATTGCGTCTGTGCAGATCAAATAGCCTTCAGGAGTTTTGCATCGATGTTCGCTAAGACGTTCATTTATCAGAATTTTCATGAACATAATTTTCCTTTCAACTTATTCTTTACTTTATATGAATATTATAATATACTTTGTAATCAAAAATATAATCAATGCGATAAATAAGAGTAACTCACGTTAAATTCTGAGCAACAGTATAATATAAATCATTATATCGGCATTCCAGATTTAACGTGAGTAATTCTTAGATACTCAGATCAATAACTCCGAACCTTGTGTTGATAGTCATTGAACAAGCATACTTGTGTTTGTCAAACGTTGACTCAAAATTCATGATTGCCGTGACATCAGGATGTTCAGTTACGATTTTAGCAACAAAGATGTCCATCTCTGCTTTTGTCTTTATCTTGTCAATCAATGGAACACCATACGAGATATTATACCATAGCTCACCTTTTAGCACACTCAGGCGTTCAGTGAGTGAAGCCGCAATTCCTTCTGATCGATCGACATAGCTCTCATGCTGTTCGTTCTCAAAGATCGCTGTTCCATCAGGATTCTTTCCTTTTGAGCCGAACCAAATGACGTTTCCATCAACGATGTTTCTGCATCTCATGCCACAAATACCCCCGTATCGAATGCGTTCGCAGACTGTAAACTATCAAAGATCGCAAGATTTTGCATACCGTGAATTGTGTATGTATACTGAATTCCTGCACTCTCAACTGTGAGCATTCCTGCCAAGAACATGCTCTTTACATCTTCAGACGGAGAATAGACCGAATCTTCGAGGTTGATGAGCTGCATATTGCATTGAGCAGATGTTGTATCAGTCAGAATGAATACAGGAAGTCCGACGCTCTCGTAGAACGCACTGAGCTCGCCGTATGTGCCATCGAAGTAGTTCTTAATGACTGTGCATTTGATAAAGATCAAGAAGTCTCTGTTGTTCAAGTCGAGCATGTACTCAGTACCATTCACAACGAGTGAGAATTGTCTGCGTAGACCAAACAGACTTCCGATTTTGTCGAGAATGTCTGCAGCTTTGCCTTCATCAGAATCAGGAATTTCATTCAGAAAGAGCAAGTAGTGTTCGTTCGAATCATATGACAGAGTGTGAGCTTGCACACAGTTTAGATCGAAGATATTGAGAAGCTCAAAGAGTCTGTCGATCGTTCCTGTGATTGATGAACCTTCTGATACTCTGAGCGAATCTCTCACAACTTGCGCATTGCTCGCAAAGAGCTCTTCACCAACAAGGAGCTGATACCAAATTCTGAAGTGCTCGACAAAACCGAAAGAGTTGCGCAAATAAAGCGGGAGCTTTTGCTCGTAGTACGAGAACGGTCTGAGCTTGTCGTTTAATACGCTTGCGCCTGTCATATGGCATCACCCCTCAATTGAAATGACGTAGTTATTGCCGGTCTTTGTATATACGATGTCCGAGACTGTGTATTCCTCATCATTGTATGCAAAAGTATTGTTCTCTGTCAAAGGATAAACATTTGCGTTCCCATCAACTACACAGTTATTGTAAAGACTGAATGAAACACTACTGATCGTAAATGCACCGTCCGAGATCGCGTAAGTGCTGCCTCCGCCAGTCACTGTACCAGTGCATTTCACAAAGAACCGAATGTACTTGTAATACGCAATGTTGTTTGAATGCGTTGCAGCACTTGCAGAGACCACAGCGTATGTTGCTTTTCCTTTGAACATCGGATCAGCATAAATTGTCTGAATAAGTAGCTCATTCGCAGCAAGAGGTGTATCAAGCAATTGCTCATTCGCATATGACATAATCGAATTTGCGATCGACGTGAACTCATCTGTTGAGAAGAACGAATATGGAGTGATTGTGATTGTAATGATTGGATGAATTGCTGAAGCTTGCTTCCAATAGACATTCTGATCGAAATTTTCCTGATGAACGTCACTCACTTCAGCAATGTATTTGTAACTCTTCGCTGTTGCAGAAAAATCAAGACATTTACAAGAATGAATACCGGGAGTAAGCTTCTCATAAATCAATGTGCCGATAGTCGAATCAGGAATTGTCTTGCCTTCATCAACTCGAACAACGACATAAATCGAATGCTTGTCGAGTGTTGAGCCATCACTTAGAGTCTGATCAGCGCTCGTATTGTTGTTGAAGATCTTTACGTCTTTGATACCTGAGATTCCAAGCAATGCACCTGTGAGTGAGCCGAGCGTTGTAGTACCTGCAGCCCCAGAACTCTGAGCTCGTCTTGCTCTCAATGCTCCATCAGATTCAGCTTCAGTACCAAGATTTGCAGCAAGAGGCTGTTCAACAGTTATCGGCATTGATGCGTCGATCATTTGATAAATCCATCCTGCAGGTGCCTGAATGACACCTTCCTGTGAACAGAAAACTTGTACTGACACAGTCTGATTCGGAGTAAATGTCTGATCGTTTTCGGCTTTCCATTCGAGTCCAGACTTGTCAATGAAAATCAGATCCTGAGCATGAATTGTAATTTGCGAACTGCCCGTATATGTGACATTCAAGTATGCGTTCGACTTTGTTGCAGGTTTACGAACAACATTGGAGAGTGCACAAAGCGTGTCAAGATAAACACCGGAAGCCGTCTCGACATCGAGATTCGCATACATGATGTTCATGCTCTGCAAGAGATTGTTGATGATGAGTGCGAGATCATTGACGAAGATACCGTCTGCTGAGCCTGTGCTCAGATCAATGTCTGAACCGTAGATCGATTTATATCGATCAATAAGAGCAGCACGCACTTGTGTGAATGTCGCGATTTTCAATCCTGCATTCGTGAGCTTGATGAACTCATCAATGTTGACGATATTGTTTTGAAGCATGTTTGCTACCTCCTTAGATTGTTCCGATTATGATTCCATAAGACGCAGAATGTTTTTGCTTTGTATCAGTATTCTGCAAAGTCTGACTTCGTTTTGCTCTTCGATAGTTTGCTCGAAAATCATCATCACAGAACAGTACAAGAACGTAGTCACCGATGTTGATTGCGATATTTGAGAGAGCATATGTTTGGAAAGAGATATTCGAATTGTCAATCGATGTGCACATATATGATGTAAGACCATCCATGTCAGATTTTGTCGATGTGACTTTACAAACATCAGCTACATGCATGTCTTTCATCACGTTCGTCTTGAGTGCGAGCAGAACTCGCAAAAAGTCCGAACTTGTCGTTTCGTTTCCGATTGGACCGCTCATTTTAACCTCCCATATAGCTCGAGATAAGATTTCTCGATTTTGCAGTGATATTCAATGAGAATTCTGAGCTTCTATTCTGAAGTCGATACTCCATTTCGTAGATCATATAGCAACCGTCTTTGTCAAGATAGTGACCATAATTCTTTGAGACCTCAGAGCTCGAACCGACCGACATGTTAAGCAATGCATTGTCAATCTTGATCACATCGCCACACATAAATGCGAATGTCGGAAGAATCGTCAAGCTAATACCATCTGAAGTTAGTCTTGGATATCCACCACTAAGATCGATCTGATCATTTCGAAGTGTGATAATTCTTGCATTTGATTTATTTGCATTAAAGAGCGAGACAATTGAGTTCGAATCGATCGAGCTATCAGAGTTCGCAATGAACGAGTTATTCGTTTGTGTGAGTTTTTCGATCCATGATCCTGCAGTGTCATTCACATTCATAACATCTTGTAAGAATGTTTTCTTTAACTGTTCAGAGATTGTTGCATCCATGATTCCAGCTCGTCTGCATACGAACTTGACTGCAGAATACATGTTGATGCCTGAATTCAAAGTGAGATTGATTCTTGTCTGACCGTATCGAGCAACAAGCTTGCTTGCACAAAGAATAATGACAGCGTTCGTTTTCTTGTCGTCGAGTGAGTTCGAAATATAAAGCACCCCACCATCAAAGATTGTCTGTACATTCGCGTCTCGATATCCGCATTTGACCGTGACTTCATAGAACTCACCGCTTATGATCTGAACGAGCTCGCTGTATGTGAGATTACTGAGTTTAATCGTGCAAGAATCTTTCAATGCGCTCATGTATTTGTTACCGACAATATCAATATTCAGATCGTCTTTGCCATTACGCCAATTCGATCCAAATACCATCTGACGTTTCATCTTTCTGCTTGTGAGTGTGACCTCTAAGATTCGCATCCATGCTTTCATCATGTCACCTCAATACAGAATCGCATTCTTAATAATCTCAGTCACAGCGTTTGTGAAGTCCTCAGGCTTCATTCCTGAAACAAGAATGTAATAGTTTCTGAGATCGTCTGTAGCCAAGTCCTCATTACGAACATACACAAGATAGACATATGCTCCAGAGCCTGATGCTCTGAAAAGCGCATTTCCAGAAGTGCAGTCGGCGTACGAAGTCTTTGCGCAATCAATCGACTTATTTGCAGCAACAACTGAGTCATCTCTCGCAGGCATCGTCACATTGACTGTCCACTTGTTGTTGACATTGTTCTTCTCAAATGCGAAGATGTAATACTCATCGCTTATTGAGAGCATGCACTCTTGCGGTTCATTGCTTGAGATCTGATAGACGTAAAACGCATCATTCAGCTTCATCAGCTGATTATGAATGTCACCGATAAAGTTCGCAAAACGCTCGACCTCAGCTTGATTCTTTTTGTCATCCTTATACTTCTTGAATTGATCAACTCTGTACTTTCGACTGTTCACAGCAGACTTAATTGCAGAGTAGATGCCATAACCAATAATCGCAACACCTGCGACTGCTAAGCTTGCAGCGCCTACAATCCATCCTGCAACAGGAATCGACGCACATGCAGCAATGTATGTGATGAGAATCGCAGCTCCTACAGCTGCACCACCGATAAGATATGACGCTCCAGCAGATTTGAGCATTGTCATGAACTCATCTGTTGTAAGACCTTCAGCTGCGCAAGTATCGATCACGAGTCTATCGACCTGATCCCAATCCATGAGTGTCGAGCTAAAGCTCAGTGTTGCGGGTTCTGTTACCGCAGGAAGATTCTCATCTTGCATGTCAACTTCATACTCTTGTACGTCGGCAACAAGTACTTGCGTGAAAGTCAAAGTAAATGCAAGAGAGTTCACTCGCTCAGTCCATTGAATTGATGTGAGAACCATATTCTCTCTTTGCAAGAACCGAAGTTCATTTGTGTTCATTGCAAGTTTTGTGATTGAGCACATGTATGCATTATTTTTGATTTTGCCGAACGTCTCTTGACATGCTTTGAGTGTCGGTTTGGAGCCATCAAAGTTGACGTTATCTGAACCATTCATCGAGAGCTCACCGCTAATCATCATTGAGCAAGGTTCTTTGATCATGTGATCTGCAACCATATCGCCTGTAACAATTGGATGCGTCGTAAGCTGAGAGCTCTCGTTGACCTGAACATCTTCGATCGAAGCAAGCAAAATCGTTTTTGGAGTTTTTGAAATGACGTTTCCGCCATCGTCAAGCTCAATGTCTGTATAGTCAATTTTTACAGCAATAAGTGCTCGCATAGTTTATACCTCCTTTACTGTAATGCTTTGATAATTTGCTCATATGTCAATTGACCTGCATGAGCAAGCCAAGTTTGATCAGATTTAGCAACATTGTTGAATGTGTTGTCGATCGAAACGTTTGTGCCCGAATTGATGTTCGAATAGTTGCTGATGATCGACGCCGTATTTGCGGCTTTTTGAGAGTCAGATGTTCGAGCATCAGGATTGAGCCATTGAACGATCTTTCCGAGTGCTGTAATTGCGAATTCGGCGAGTGAGATGATACCTTTCATCGCAGCTCGAATTGTGTCCTGATTGTTCATAAAGAAATCAACGACCTCGAGCTTTACGTCCTCTTTAAACTCTTCCATTTGCGTGTTGAACTCTTGCATTGAATCGAACATGCCGCTGTTGTAAAGTTCATTGTATTTTCCGCTATATTTCTCAAATGACTTTCTGAAGAGCTCCAACTCCTGTTGGTCTGCATACATCAAGTCTTCTTCACTCTTAAAACCGAGTGTGTTTATAGCTTTCGTATAGCCATATGCTTCGCTATTCGAAAAGCCATAACGCATCATCAGATCTCGAGTATTGGCATCCGAGAGTTGCGAGAAGTTCAAGATATTTTCAAGCTCGTCAAATCCGCTTGCAAGAAGTGAACCGAGTGATTCAAGCGCAGATGTAAGAATGTCGTTTAACGAATCAAAATTTCCGCTAAACAATTTTGAAGCATTCTCAAAGAGATCTTCGGTTCCTGACATGAACTTGCCAAATGTCTTACCGAGCGCATTATCAGTGTTTGATAATGCATCGCCAAAAAACGAAAATCCGTCACCAATCGATGATAGAATCTCTTTTTGTAAGTCTTTACGGTTTTGCTCTTCAGGCTTTGTGCGTTGTTTATCTTTAAGCTGTTTCTTTAGCTTTTCAAGCTCTTTTTCGAGATTATCTCTTGTTTTGTTTGCAATGTCATTGTCAACATCTGAAATCATATCGAGAGTGTTCTCAATGCTTGCGATTTGATTTTTTAATGTCTCGAATTCTTTGAGCTCGTTTGCAATTGCCTTTGCGTCATCTTTTGAAAAAAGATCGAGCTTAGACAATTCGTTCATGTCATTCTCGATCTTTTTGTATGAGACATCATCAGCTTCGAATTTAATACGTAATGACTTTACGTATGAGTCTGTACCCATGTTGCTTGACCTCCTTTACGATTTATCTGAGGTATTTACTTGTATCATTTGCGATCTGTTATACAGATTGACCATGCACGCCTCATACAAATCTAAGACCTCTTCGACCGAGTACTCATCTCGTATCTCCCTCAGTGTCGCAAACTTACATGTGATGAGCGTGTAAATTATTGGATGCAATCTTGAGGCAGATACGAGATCAACTTGTACTCCGACATCACCAACTTCGGTCAGTTCTTCGATGCGTCGGATTTCCGAAAAAGCGGTTTGAAATAGTCGTTCAAAAAGACATTTACAAGCTCGTTGAGCGCAAACATATTATCTTCGATTCCAACCGGGAAAAACACATCTCGACCAGTTTCTTTTACAGGTAGCCAAGTGTCTTCACATTTGACCTCAATATGTTCGACAACAACATTGAGCATCTTGAGCGTCGTTTCGAAATTGTCGAAGTCAATCACATTTCTCAATGCAAGAGCTTCGAGTGCGTTCATCTTTTTGATACGAAAATCATTTCCGAGTGACTTGATCTTAAATTCCATCGTGTGTTCTCCTTATATATATTGTTCCCATTGCATTGATTTACCCTTGCCTACGCCAGACTGTGTCGACGAAACAGAAATCGTATTGATTGCAGATGATGTGTGTGAACCAATGGACGAAGACATTGTGTCGAAGTTCCAGAAAATTCTGATACATGACACAGACTTATACGTGTTTTCAAGACGTGCAATGGCGTTAATTTGAAATTCGTTAAGACTCAACGCAGATCGAATGCATAATGAGTAATGTCTTCGTGTATAATTAAAATATTCAGGATCGACTGAAGTAGTTTTTGAAAGAATACCTGTATAATATTCTTTTTCAAGAGCCGAAGATTCCTTCTTATAAAGCGACACAGGATAAACGCCATCAGGATAGTTCGCAAAGATCGAATTGATTGCATTATAAAATGCATCACCTTGAATCTGTGTCCAAGTATATGTGTTTCCAGCAACAAAGTTGAAAATCATATAATTTGCGATGTTGACATTAAGATCATTCATCATTTTGCGAAGATCTTTACCTGTTGAAGTGATAGAACCTGCGTTCATGTATACAGGTGTGTTTGAATTACCTACGTCACCTGTTAGAGCATTGAGCTCACCGTTACGCATGTAAATCGGCTTGCTTGTCGAACCGATTGTCTCAGACGTCGCAAAAGGTACGCCACCAACAAGATAGATGAATTTCTTCGAAGTACCAATGTTTGATGCGCCAAGTGTTGTTGCTTGCGATGCATTTGCGACGTTATTGATTGTTTTCGAGCTAAGCTGAGTTCCATCCTTCGCTTTGAGCGTGATCGTTGCGTCAGACACATCAAGTGATGAGCCATAGTTTGACTTAATCGCATTACCGTTGACATCATTTGTCGCTTTTGCTGCGTTTTGCGCAGATATTGCGTTCGGAACGATCGTCGTACCGTTCTCAATGTTTGTAACTCGTGCAGCGACTGCAGGAATTGTTTCTGAGCTTGCACCGATGATGTTATTGACTGTATTCTGCAAAGTGTCAAGATGATTGCCTTGTGCCGTAACCGTTGCACTGAGCGCAGTCACAGAGCTCTTTGTTGCGATCGCATTTCCAAGAGCAGTCTTGACGGTTGCGAGTGAAGACATCAATGTTGCTGTCGAGCTCGGACAGAACTGATCCATCAATGCGACCATAATGAGTGAAGTCTGTCTGAGAATTGTGTTCAAACGTTTTGATGAAACTGTCTGGCCGAAAGCATATCCGCTTATTCTTTGCGAGTCAATCGCAAAGTCGGATTGACTCATCACGTTTCCGCTTGTTGCGTCATCAGGTGAGTCAATCCATACTTTGAATTGAGTAGCCATTCTTAATCCTCCGTAATTTCGTTAAGAGATACTCCGCCCTTCTTTGCGACCTCTTCAATCTTTTTCACAAGCTCTTCCTTTTCAGCAACCACTGTATCTGCAGCAGTATCTGAGAATTCACCGATTGTGAGAATTCCGTCATCAACAAGTGCTTTGACTGTGCTCCATGATGCAATTTCAGACGGATACCATCCTGCACCTTGCTTAATGAGAACAGAGAGCTTCGGCCAAAGAGGGTTGATTTTGAGTCGATCCGGAATATGCGCATCAGGATTCGTAACGTCCTGACAATTGAGACCCATAGTCACACGAATATTCTTCGAACTCTGAATACGAACATACGCTTTAGTGTTAGATTTTGCCATGATAAGATTCTCCTTTGTGTTGTTATTCGTCGTCATAGTCTGACGTATCGATTATATATACTCGCATCACTTCGCCTGTGAGAAAACGTGTAAGATGAGTGTTAGTTCGTAAAGCTCTGTAAAGCTCTACATTGACAAGATTCACATTTTGTCGTGTGATTGGCTTGTTCTGAAACTTGAGAATTTCTCGAACATTATCAAATGATTCCAAGAAAGTTGTGTCAGTCTTATCATAAAATACAATGAAATACTTTCCTTTGTACAATTTGTGCGTGCCAGTTCTTACCTCTCGGCTCATATGAAACCTCGCAAGCTAAATAAGCATTTGAAACGACGTCATATTGTGATGTCCTCCATTTCTTCCTCAATTTTGTCTTTGAGATCAGAAATCGCTTCATCTGTCAAGCCAAAGTCGACAATTCCATCCATTGCATACATTTGAGCGGCTTTTGCGTATTGCTGAACACTGAGAACTCCGTCACCAAGCATTTGTGAGAGCAAGTCGATGTAGCTCTTCATTCCTTCCATGTTGTCCTTGTTATGCTTGTCAATCAACAATGAGTTGAATGTGAACTCAACCTTGTCTTCGATGTCCTCGAGCTTGAAGAGCAAACCCAAGAACTTTTCGTATACGGGTCTGAGATATGACTCACATCTATTGTTGATCGTTTCGTCATAACGTTCGAGCGCGCTCTCATCGTTTGAGAAGCCTTGTTTGAGATCTCCGAACAGGACACCTTGCATCTCGAGTGCAGAACTGATCAACCACATGTTGTTCTGAAGCAGATCGCTCAAGCCTGTGAGACCTGAGAATGTGTTCTGCTCATATTCATCATCTTTGTCAAGGAATGTGAGCGAGTTGTATGAGCGACCCCAGTTTACCATTTCAAGACGTTTACGAAGTTGTGCCTCATTATCGGCGTCAGCACCCATGAACACACCTCTCATGCCGCTCATTTTAATGACCTCAATGAGTGCCTTGTCGACGAGTGACTGAATGCTCGCTTTGAGCTTGTCGTCTCGAGTAAGCTCATTCAGAATGTGTGAACCTTCGGCATAGCCCCAACCTTGAAGCATTCCGTTTTTGACAAGCTTTGGCGCAACTCTGTGTTCGTATCGAAGAACAAAATCATGATGAAACTTAATTGTATTGCCATCTGCAAGCGTGACATCATAGTATTTCGGCTTTCCGAAATCGACTGACGTCATGTCTGTTACAGTTTCGTTAGTTGAAGGAGCAACTCCATACCAACGATCAACAACGTACATGCGCATTGCTTTTGACTGTTTCGCTTTCACAATGTCAAGTGGCTTTGAGTAATCTTCGTTCTTCATGTCGTCGAACATCATTACTGCGATCGAGCCACCAAAGAGCGCACCCCACTGAAGAAGCTGAATGAAGTCGAATCGATATTTCTTCATCTTTCGATAGATCTCATCGAACTTTTTGTTTCCACCTTGAAGAGTGATGCCGCATCTGACCTCATCCTGAGCAGGCTTGTCGATTGCACGCTTAAAGACCCATGATGACGAATATAAGATAAGCCAAAGTGTCCAGTTCAAACTATCGTTGTCAAGACCATAGTTTGTGAAACTTTCGACCTTATCGTCTGCGCCAATCGATAACAATTTGTTGCCATACGCATCATTTACGGCGACAGATTCTTTTATTGCGTCTTCAACTTTTGCTTGTGATCGAAGTGCGTCATCAACAAATGTTGGTCGAGCGTTTCGCATGATCGTGTTGATCAGATCTTTCTGAAACTCAATGCCAGAACTTTGCGTTGTTTCTTCAGACATTCTTTTACCTCCTTATAAAGTTATGGAGCTGATGGTGAGAGTCGAACTCACAACGTACTGATTACAAATCAGTTGCTCTACCGTTGAGCCACACCAGCGCATGGTGTACCCGAGGGGACTCGAACCCCCGACGCTCGGATTAAAAGTCCGATGCTCTACCAGCTGAGCTACGGGTACGTAATCTAATACTTATGCATGGTAGCCTTTCCCGCTGACTACCCGAGATGTCATCTCTCATCAAAAGTTCCTCAAGATGTCAGCATCCGTTTTGGCTTTACTATTGGCGAAAGTGACTTGCCATTGAACTACATCAGCGTACTCAAGATTTCTGTCGGCTCTGTGCTGCAGTGCCAAACTCAACAAGCTCTACGCCGTGCTTTCTGAACCAATCAACAAGTGGACCTCGCTCAGAGCAAGGATTCGATGTGACTTCATACACAAGCAAGCACACGTCCATGTTGGTAAGTTCTGAGACAGACTTGAGCTTATGATAGACTTTGTCAAAGTCTAACGTTTCGAGATACTCTCGATATTGCGTAAGAAATGAGCATGTCTCGTAATGTGTATGGTCGCAATCAGTACATTCAACTTCTTTGATCTTGTATGGACTGAGCTCTCGAATTGAGAGACCGTCATACCATTTTGGCTTATAAACTGCTGTACTAAGAGGTAGAATGTTTGAAGGTAGTTTGCGAAGTTTTGCGAAATATGAGATATACAGTTTCATAATATTGGCGGAGGGTGTGAGATTCGAACTCACGTGAGATTGCTCTCAAACGGTTTTCAAGACCGCCTCGTTATGACCGCTTCGATAACCCTCCGTGAAAGTTCCTTCCATAGAATTACACGTATATACATGCGTGCATATTTATTTTCCTATTTATATTATATCACAAAAGTAATCAAATGTACATATTTACGTTTCTACATATTGTTTACTTTCAAAATAATTTGACTAATGTCAATTGTGACAAAGCACTCTCAGAGTGAGTTTACTTTCAAAACAAGTGCTTTTTTCGTTACTTGAGCAAATTGTTTAAGTTTTTAAGTTTTTTAAGCAAATTATTTTTATATATATGTATATATACCCTTTTTTATATATTTTTATCCTCATATATAAAAATAACTTAAATACTTAAACAAAATACACTCGCGAAGATCGCATGCGTTGTTTTGAAAGTAAATTTAAGTGGCCATTTAAGAATAGTTTAAGATTCGAAAACTTAAAACTTTTTGACCTCATTTCGAGTAAAAAAGATTTAAGATTCTTAAAACTTAAACCTATCTTAAACATACCTTAAATTTACTTTCGAATCAATTTTGACCTCTTTGACTGTGTGTTACCTTCAAACTAATTCTGAGACCTCTTTGTTGATCGTTTTTGAGCAAATGTTTAAGTTTTGACCTCGTTTTCAGAAAACTTAAATTTACTTTCAAAACATCGTATATGAACTCAAAATGAGCAAAATGTTTAACTTTGCTCAACTTTTGAGTGTCATTTTTGATTTACTTTCAAGTCAAAAAATTTTTTGAAAAACTTTTCAAAAAAGTATTTACATTTGAAACAAAGTGTGATATAATATATATAGATACCGGAAACGGTATACTACATATTTTCAAAGGAGATACTCTCATGAAAAGCTACTCAATTGGGTTGCACTTCGCAAAGTATGACCTCGATGAGGTTGTACGAGTCAACTGCCTTGAGGAAATTCGTCCTATCGCTGAAAACATTGCACATAGGATGGAATCCAAAAAGACGTCCAATCTCTCTGTTCGTGTTCGCGTAGATATCTACGTTCTTGCGAAATACGGAAATGACGACGATGGTTTTACCACAGACTATTATCAAATCTATGTCAATCCGTGCTTCCATGCGCAATATATTAACAACAAGACTGGCGAACTCATTGAGAACTCTCGTGAAAAGTTCAAGAACTTCTTCAAGCTTCTCTCCAAAAATCGCATTTTCAGTACATACAAATGTCTTAAACCTGACAAGGCGCCTTTGTTTGGAAAGAGGTGAGCTCAATGAAACGCAACAGCATCAACATTGTTGATCAGTCGACTCATTCGTCTCGTTCGTTCTTCGTATACGCAAATGGCGATCTCTTCTGTCAACTCACTGCTTGTGAAATGTGTATGGCAAACAAATATGACAATATTGTTCTTAATATGAGCGGTGCGATCATTCGTGGAAAGTTCGTTACGAATTATGGAACAGGCATTATTCTGTCTGATTGGACAATTGAAAGGAAGTGAGCGTGTGAACATCTTTCAGCCTTATGAAGATGTTACAGCCTGTGCGCAAGCACTTGATGATCGTCGTTTGATCAAGCAAATTCTTGAGTGCAAACAGATTTACGATTCCGGTATACAAAAGAGAGGCTACTCAAATCATCCTGTAACACAATACTTTAAGCTTTACCCATTCTATGTTGTTCGTTATGCACTCGCATGCTGCTACGAATACTATCAGCGTTTTGACAAGAAACACTCATATGAAGACTTCTTTATTGATGAGTTTGATAGGCTCTTGCAGAATGCGACTGATGTGGATTTTAAGACTCCACTCTTTTACGCTCAATATTCAGTCTCGAATCCTGCATGCATTCGCACAACTGAAAATGTTCCTGAACTCTTTCAGAAGAAGCTCATCGACAAATGGTCGCATGATCGCAGACCTCCTCGTTGGACAAGACGTGACGCACCTGATTTCTGGATTCAAGCATTATGTCAACTCGAAAGTTCATCAATTGTTGATAACACGACACAATCAAAACTCTAATATAAAAGAAGGAAACTGACAATGACTGAATACAGATCGGAAGAGCACACGTCTGAACTCCAGTCACTCCA